CCGGGATTACAGAATGTCGGCTCATATCAAGTTAGCGGTGCACCATACGCTACGGCATCTGTAGTTGTGCCACTAAGCGCAAGCTTAAGCGGCGACGACGAAGGTTCTGCAGCAGCAACGATGTGCATACGATTTCCATACGTAACAAAGTGGTTTCAGATTTTCGTATCTGGCTCTGGAAGCCCAGATATTGACGAGAATAAAGGAATCCGAATCGGGTTCAGCGCTGAAGGACTATCAGATCCAATTGTAAATAGCGGCGTAAAAATAAGAGGAGGTAATTATTGGACATTGCCAATGAATCCATCCGGTTCGGCGTACAAATATGATTTAAAAGTTTCAGAAATACATCTTATGTCTGATGGCACAACTCACGCAATGAAGGTAGACATACTTGCTGGCCTAACAAATATTTCTGTCGGTAGAGCGGAGGGTTCTGACGGGCCAAACTGGTCAGGTTCAGTGGGCGTGAGCGGCCCAGCTTTATAGTAGGAGACTGATTCATGGCTAAGTTTGGGTGGGCATATATTGATTGCAACTCTGCGGAGTCGGGCTCCGAAGGGCCTAATGGTTCTCTGCAGTTTTCATACGATGACACGGGCCGCACAACAGGCTCCGCATATCTGACATTTTTTACTGCGTCTGGTGTCCAATCATACCTTCCGAACTCTTTAATTTTGTCTGGTAATATGTATGTAACTGGTACGATCAGTGCCAGCACATTCCACACTAAAGATATAACAACTATCGACGCCACCGGCTCAACGACATTTGGCGACGATGATAGCGATATACATATGCGCACCGGAAGCTTGGTTGTTGAGAATGATGCAGCTGATATTATATTAAGTGCCAGCACAGTTTATCAAACAACATTTGTTAGAGGTTTTGCTGGAAGATATACAAAAGTAACAGACACCTCATATAATGCTAAGTTTTATGACTATATTATAGGGGTTAGCGGAAGCGGAAATGTTACAATAAATCTTCCAAGCGGCTCGCTAGCAGGCACTGGTTCGCTCATGATTATTAAAGATGAGTATCTTAATCGTGATGAGACATCAGGCGCTAGAATTTATATTTCTGCCTCAATACCTGCAGGAAGATTTACCATAGATGCAGAGCCGTTTTACGTTCTCTCGGGAACGATGCCGGCAGTCAACCTATATACTGATGGAGTTAATTGGTTCGTATTCTAAGAGGTACTGCGTCTTATGGCATATAACATGTTATCAGGCAACGTGATTGCCGCAGAAAATTACATAGCTGGTGATGCATTAGCCAGCGGTAGATATGTTATATCAGGTAACCTTAGCACCTCTGATGCCGGTTCAATCACAAATGTTGCGAGGGTTACAAATCCTGTCAACAACGGATTAATAACTAACGTTGGCGGTGATGCTAACAATATTACTTGTGAATCAAATTTAAAATTTGATGGCGATAGCCTGGTAGTAACGGGAGATCTTAGCGCTAGTGTAGGAATCTCGTCATCATATTTCGAAGGCGATGGTAGCAGGCTAACCGGCATTAAACTTGAGGTCAATCCAATTGGAAATGCAAATGGCAATTTGGAGGTTGGTTTTAACTACGGAACAACCGCTTTTGACGCGCCTAGAGTATGGACTACTCCTGCCGGCCCTACGATCGGAGATGTCGTAAGAATTAAAGCCCCAGATGGGCTCAGCAACGTGAATACGCTAACGATTGAAGGCTATCACAACAACACAATTGACGGCACAGGATCGGTCATAGTAGAGTCGCCGTATGCAGCCATAGCGCTGTGTTATGTTTCAACTGGATCGTACAGATTATTTTAGTTTTATACTGTTTAGTACAAAACCTTCCAGATGTTGTGTTCGGCGTTTAAAAAAGTTATTTTGAGGCTTGTAAAAATACTATTTATTGTTGGGTGTGGTTAGTAGCCTAGCCTAAATTTGGATAGGTGTATCTGCACTTGTCCAAAAGACACAATAAAACAAAATGGAGGGTTTTTATTAATGTCATACAAATTTCAATTAGGACCTGCTCGTTTGAGTGGCTCCTTAGTTCAAGAAGGTGATGTCGACCTTGCTGGTGGAATGAAAATTTCAGGTTCACTGGTTTTAGGTGCCGACAGAGCCATGCAAAACTTGGCATCCGTATCTGCTTCCGCAGGCGTCAGTGGTTTCACTGGTACTTTCGAAGGCGGCCTCACAGTTGGTGATTCACAAGTCATCGATGAAGATAGACAGCTTAAGAACATTGCTTCTTTAGACGCTACATCCGAAGCAACAATCGAGGGTGCAATCGATACTCTTGCTAACCTTGCTAGCATGGGTTCTAATGGCTCCGAGCTTGAAGCGCTTGGTTCACTTGATATCGCTCAAGGTCTCAAGATCGCTAATACTTCGGTTATTTCGTCAGCGCGCGCTGTTTCCAATGTAACTTCAGTTGCAATGGGTGGTGCACTTAGCGGTGTGACTACAATCGCAGCTAGCAGCCTCGCTAGTCTCGACGGCGGAATCAACACAAATGATGATTTCACTGTTGATACTGATGGTAATGTTGTTGGTGTTGCTGGAACGTTTAGCGGTCTGGCTTCTCTTGATGGCGGTATCAACGTCAACGATGACTTTACAGTCGACGTTAATGGTGCTGTTGTTGCTGTAGGTGTTAACGCTGGTGGTGCTGTTTCGGGTGTTACAACTCTCGATGGCTCTGGTGACCTTACAATGGGCACGATCACAATGACTGGTTTCACGGTTGATGCTGACGGTGATACTGTTGTTAAAACTGTTTCTGGTTCTGGCGGTTTGTCCGGACTTACCTTAACTATTGGTGGAGCAGGTAATAGAGGATTTGATGAGGACGGACAACTTTCTGTTAACTCAATCAATGCAAACAGCCAAGGCATTAACAATGCTGGTGCTATCGCAGGTGCAACTACAATCTCTGGTTCTAGCACACTTGCAGCATTCTCTGCTACTTTTGAAGGTGGCCTCACAGTTGGTGGTTCACAAATCATCGACGAAGACAAAGGTCTTAAGAACATCGCATCTATAGACGCGACAACTGAGGGCGTAATCGAAGCTGCAATTGACACTCTTGCTAACTTAGCTAGCATGGGTACAAGCGGTCAAGAGCTTGAAGCTCTTGGTGCTCTTGATGTAGCCGAAGGTCTTAAGATCGCCAACACTTCAGTTATTTCAACTGCTCGTGCTGTTGCTAATATCACAACTCTTTCTGGCTCTGGTCGTGCGCAAGCTTTCGATTATGTTGCTGAAGGTGGTTTCTATGTCGGCGGCAACGTTGTCATCAGTGAAGATAGGGCTCTTTCGAACATTGCTTCTTTAGATGCCACATCTGAAGCTACAATTGAAGGTGCAATCGACACTCTCGCTAACTTAGCTAGCATGGGTGCAGATGGTGACGAGCTTGAAGCTCTTGGTTCTCTTGACGTTGCTCAAGGTCTTAAGATTGCTAACACCTCAGTTATCTCTCAAGCACGTGCTGTTGCTAACATCACAACTCTTTCTGGTTCTGGTCGCGCGCAAGCGTTTGACGTAGTTGCAGAAGGTGGTTTCCTTGTTGGCGGTAACAAAGTTATCGATGAAGACAGAAAACTTACTGTTCTTAGTAGCTCCGTATCAACTTTTTATGGTTCTGGCAATGCTCAATTTGCTAGCGGCGTAAGAATTGAAGGTGCTGCACTTTTCGATGGTGCCGTTACTCTTGGTAACGCAACTGGTGATGATCTTACCTTGACCGGTCGTGTCGCCTCTGCTATCGTTCCGAAAGCAGATAGCACTCACAACTTGGGTAGCGATTCACTTCGTTGGGATACCATTTACGTTGACAATATCGTTGGCGCAAACATCGTAAAAGATGTTGAAGCAAGAGCAGGTGGTCAAACTATCTCCGCTGGTACAGAGTTCGCTCTTATTACAGCTGGTGATGGTGTAACCGTCACCTTGCCTGCAGCCTCTGCTGGTAAGTGCTTGCATGTTAAGCTTTCATCATCAATCGGTGATGTTATTCTTGAAGCAGCTGCTGGTGACTTGGTTGAAGCACAAGCATCAATCCGTCTTGAATCCACTGGTTCAGCGGTTAACCTTGTTGCTTATGATGCAATGACCTGGTTCATCGTCTGATATCTAATCGCTAGATATTTGAACTTAACAAATTTTGGGTGCCTCCTTAACGGGAGGCATCCTTTTTTGTTTGAGACAAAAGAAATTAAATATCTACTTATAGAATAGAGAGGATTAATAATGGCATATAATGTTTTAAAGGGTAATGTTTCAGGCTCAGTAGATCAACATGGTAATCAAGAAATAGACGGAATCAAGACGTTTCTCAACGTGGTTAGTGCAAGCATGTTTTATGACACGGCCGCACAAAGTTTATGTGCTACAGAAAACAATGTGGCCATTAAAACATTAAAAGCCGATACTGAACATGGCATTTTAACATACGAAGGCGATGGCGTTGCTAAAAGCCACTACAATCTATCCTTTGACGGCATCACGCTTAGGACCGATAAAGCGATAATCAATTCATTAAGTGGTGATGGCTCTGGCCTGTTAAACGTGCCGGCACAATATTTGTCTGGAAAACTCTTAGCAAAAAGCATTAATCTTGGAAACGGCTTAGAGGATCATCGAGATTTATTAAAAGTTAAAACCAATGAAGGCTTGCACGCTGATGAAGAAGGTTTATCGTTAAACTTGTTACCGAATGGCGGGCTATCAATTAAAAATAATAAACTCTCAGTTGATTGCGATAATTCCCAAGATATTAAAGAAGCAGGCCAAAATATTAGTGACCCAGACTTACTTTTGATGTATGATTCATCTCGCGGGGAAATAAGACACAGCACTTTAAAAAATTTGTACGATGGATATTTGATTTCAAAAGTTCCACAAGCCGATGGACAAAAAAATAGTGTTCAATATAAAGGGAATAAATACTTTGAAGGCGATGAAAATTTTACTTACGAACCTAGTAGTAAAACTCTGCAAGTAAAAGGTGTTATCAAAAGCTTGTCCCACCAATCAACAAGAAAATTAGAAGCTAATGGTCAATTTCACGCCAATGGATCTGTATATGCAGCAATAAAAAAAGTCTCAACAAAAGAGTACGAAATACAAGACACGGATAATACAATATTGTTCGACACCAGTGACACTAAAATTACAGCATTGCTTCCACCGGCAAGAGAATGCCCTGGTCGAGTGATTGTCACGAAAAAAATTAACAAAGAAGACGACAAGTACAAAATACGAGGCACAAATTCACTAACGATAAAAACTGAGGGAGAGCTAATAGATTTTTCAACAGAAATTATTATCAAATCAAGTTACTCTTGTAGAACGCTACAATCTGATGGAAACAAATGGTGGATTATAAACAAGAGTGGTTCATAATATTGGCGTTTTGAAGCAAAAACCACTATTTATTTTGAATTAGTATTTTTTTTAGGAGTACCTGTATGTCTAATTTATTAAAGGAAGCGATTGTAGACGCTAAAGCACTAAGAGAAGCCGCACTTAAGAGTGCCGAAACAACAATTGTTGAAAAATATTCTGAAGAAGTTCGACAGACTTTGGAAAAGCTCTTAGAGCAGGATGATTTAGCTGCAGATCCTATGGCTGACACCGGAGAAGCCCAAGCGGAAGGAGAAGAGATTGTTAAAGATCTCAATCTTGCAGCGACAGATGATTTGGATCCGTCCGATGGCTCAGGGCTTAGAGATCTTCCATCAAGCGGCGAAGAAGTTGAGGTCACCGTTAGTCTTGATGCCCTCCAAGAGGCTGTTGCAGCTTTAGAAGCAGAGTTGGCCGAATCAGAAGAAATTGAAATTAATGAACAAGATATTCTTAACATGCTTTCCGA